TCATCTGCTGTCCGAGGCGGATCCTATAATGTCATCTTTCTTGACGAGTTCGCGTTCATCCCGAATCACATTGCTGATGACTTCTTTGCCTCTGTTTATCCTACTATTTCTTCTGGACAGAGCTCAAAAGTAATTATCGTTTCTACCCCTAGGGGTATGAACCATTTCTACCGCATGTGGCATGATGCGGAGAAAAGTAAAAATGAGTACGTACCAACTGATGTTCATTGGTCCGAAGTTCCTGGTCGTGATGAAGCATGGAAAGAACAAACCATTGCTAACACTTCAGAACAGCAGTTTAAGGTTGAGTTTGAATGCGAATTTCTAGGATCTGTCGGAACTCTTGTAAATCCAGCGAAACTAAAAAGTCTGGTCTATACAGATCCAATCAAGAGACATAACAGTCTTGACATTTATGAAAATCCAATAGAGGATCATAATTACCTAATTACAGTTGACGTTGCTCGCGGAATAGGTAATGACTATTCTGCGTTTGTGATTTTTGATATTACAGAATTTCCATATCGTGTTGTTGGTAAGTATAGGAATAATGAAATCAAACCAATGCTTTATCCTAGCATCATCAAAGATGTTGCGAAAGCATACAATGGAGCTTGGTTATTAGTTGAAGTCAATGATATTGGAGATCAAGTAGCAAACATTCTCCATTTTGACTTAGAGTATGACAATATTCTCATGTGTTCCATGAGAGGAAGAAATGGACAGGTTGTTGGTTCTGGATTTTCTGGAAAGAAATCTCAACTTGGTGTAAGAATGACAGCATCTGTCAAAAAGTTAGGATGCTCAAATTTAAAAACCCTAGTTGAAGATGATAAACTATTGGTAAGTGATTATGAGGTCATCTCAGAACTTACAACGTTCATTCAAAAACACAATTCATTTGAAGCAGAAGAAGGTTGTAACGATGACTTGGCAATGTGCTTAGTTATCTTCTCTTGGTTAGTTGCACAAGACTACTTCAAAGAGATGACGGATAATGATATCCGAAAGAGATTGTATGAAGAGCAGAAAAATCAAATCGAACAAGACATGGCACCATTTGGATTCTTATCTGATGGTTTGGACGATGAAGTTGTTATGATGGATGGAACTGATATATGGACAAAAGAAAATCCAACAGAGTCTATGGAAGTTTGGAATGTAGATGAATATGGAGATCGCTCTTATATGTGGGATTATCTTTGATGGATTTAGACAAGGAGTTAAATTTAGAACATTTACTCTTTTGCGAAAGAAAGTGTAGAACTTGTGGAGAAAAGAAAGATCTAGTATCGGATTTTTATTTGATTAGAAAGGGTAAAGGAACTTTACCTTCAGCATACTCATATGAGTGTAAGGAATGTACTATAAAGAGAGTTGTAGTAAATAGAATGACGAACAGAGTTTTTGATAAATGGGAATATCCTGACTGGTAGTCTGTTCATGCACTGTTTCCCCGCTGAAAATACCCTTTTCAATAAATAATTTCAGAATAATTCTGGACTTGTAGGAGACATAAAGATGCCACTAAACTTAGCATCTCCTGGCATTGTGGTAAGAGAGGTTGATCTTACCAATGGTAGAATTGACCCAACCACTGACAAGATTGGCGCAATCGTAGCACCTTTCACTAAGGGTCCCGTCAATCAGCCAACCTTAATTGAAAACGAACAGGAGCTACTGGACACCTTCGGTGGACCATCCCAGTACGGTAATCATTATGAGCACTGGCTCGCTGCCTCATCTTTCCTTGCTTATGGCGGAGGACTAAGAGTAGTCAGAGCGTCTGGTTCATCACTGACCAATGCAAAAGCAGGAACTGCTTCTAGCATCACTCTCAATAGTCTGGACGACTATGTAACTAGAGGTTTTGACGACAACACTATTAGCGGTATCGTTGTTGCAGCAAGAGATCCTGGTGCCTGGGGCAACTCTCTACAGGTTGCAATCATCGATGGAGCTGCAGATCAAATCCTAACTGGTATCGATACATCATCATATCAAGTTGGATACGGTGTAACTCAAACCTTAGATGGAAAAACTCTAATCGGTTCTGGTACAACTTCAAGTCTAGAAGGCGCTATGCTAAAAGGCGTCATTACTGAAGTTGGTGTCGGAAACAGCACAATCAAAGTTAAAGTCAACTCTTATGTTGATGCTGCAGGAACTGAAACTAGAGTAGATTACACACCAAACAGCACTTGGGCATTTGCAACATCTGGGGGAACTCTTGGAGTTCATACCAATGGTTATGCTATGGCATATGAAAGCACAACCTATGATGTTGCAACGGATTGGTTCGATGCACAAACAATCGAAGTTTCTTCAGCAGGCGTAAGCACCACTACTATTAAGTGGAACAGCATTGCACCTAGACCTGGTACTTCTGCATATGCTGAAGCAAGAAACGCAAGACATGACGAAGTTCACGTTGTAGTCATCGATAGCGATGGTTCTATTACTGGAACTGTCGGAACTGTTCTTGAGAAGCACCTAGCACTTTCCAAAGCAACTGATGCAGTATTCTCTGTCGGATCTCCCGCATACTGGAGAAAGTATATTGCAAATGGTTCCCAGTATATCTTTGCTGGAGGAGCACCTGCTGGAATTACAACTACTGGTTTTAGTTCTGGATTTACACTGCAGGCAGATGATGGATGGGATCAAGCAGCAGAAGGAATCGTCTTCTCTGGTGTAGGAAATACTTCTTATGTTCTAAGCACTGGTGCTGATTATGATTCTACAACATCTGGTGTTTCTTCAACTGCACTAACTTCTGCACTTGCAGATAGAGTAGGAGGTTATGATCTCTTCACTAACACTGAAGAATACGACATCGACTTCCTGATCATGGGCGGTGCTGAGGCAACCAAAGAAGCAACTCAAGCAGTTGCATCTAAACTAATCGCTGTTGCTGAAGAAAGACAAGATGCTATCGCATTCATCTCTCCTCATAGACAGGCATTCCTGAACAATACTGGTGCAGATCAAGAAGTTGTATCCAGTACAACAACAATGACAGATAATGTCCTTGACTTCTATGCACCTCTTCCATCTTCCTCATACGCAGTATTCGATAGCGGATACAAATACATGTATGACAGATTTGCCAATACTTTCAGATATGTACCTCTGAATGGAGACATCGCTGGAACTTGTGCAAGAAATGATATCAACAACTTCCCATGGTTCTCACCTGCAGGAACTGCAAGAGGTTCAATTCTCAATGCAGTTAAGTTGGTATACAATCCAAATAAAACACAAAGAGACGTTCTCTATTCAAATAGAGTTAACCCAGTTATCCTTTCTCCTGGTGCTGGCATTGTTCTATTCGGTGATAAGACTGCACTTGCTAAGTCTTCTGCATTCGATCGCATCAACGTTCGCAGACTGTTCCTCTATCTTGAGGATGCAATCTCTGCTGCTGCAAAAGATCAACTCTTCGAGTTCAACGATGAGATTACAAGAACAAACTTTGTAAATATCATTGAACCATTCCTCCGCGACGTTCAGGCGAAGAGAGGTATTTCGGATTATGTCGTTGTTTGCGATGAAACAAACAACACTGCTGCTGTTATTGACAACAACGAATTTGTTGCTGACATCTTTATCAAACCAGCAAGATCTATCAACTTCATCGGTCTAACATTCGTTGCTACTCGCACGGGTGTTGCTTTTGAAGAAGTAATCGGTAACGTTTAATTCACTTAATTATAAATCTTAGAGGAAACTAAAAATGGCAACCAGAAATCAAATCAATCCACCCCCACTAAGAAAGATTACCGACTTCAAGAGTAAGCTGACAGGCGGTGGTGCAAGAAGTAATCTGTTCGAAGTTGTTCTCAACTTCCCAGCACTTGCACCAGCAAGTTCTGAAGTTCTTGATAAGTCAAGATTCTTAGTAAAGGCAGCAAATCTACCTGCTTCCAACATCTCTGACATTACTGTTCCATTCAGAGGTCGTGTTCTCCACGTTGCTGGAGACAGAACCTTTGATAGTTGGACAGTTACTATTATCAACGACACCGACTTTGCTATTCGTTCCGCTTTCGAAAAGTGGATGAATGCAATCAATAGAGTCTCTGATAACACTGGTTCTACCGATCCAGCATCATATCAAGCAGATGCTTATGTCTATCAGCTTGATCGTAATGGAGACACCCTAAGATCCTATCATTTCTACGATCTTTTCCCAACAAATATCTCCCCAATCAACCTTTCATATGATACGGAAGGCATTCAGGAGTTTACTGTTGAGATGCAAGTTCATTGGTGGGAAGCAACCAAGGGTAGAGGTCCTGCAGCAGGCGGCGACGACATCAACTAAATAGTTGAAGTAACGGTAATTCGGTCACTATAAAATGGCGAGACTTTTTGGGTTTTCGATTGAAGATAACGAAAAAAAATCAAAAGGCATAGTATCCCCCGTTCCTCAGAATAATGAGGACGGGGTTGATTTCTATCTTCAATCTGGATTTTATGGGCAATATGTAGACATTGAAGGTGTCTACAAGACAGAGTACGATCTCATTAGAAGATATCGTGAAATGTCTTTGCATCCAGAATGTGATAAGGCAATTGAAGATATTGTCAATGAAGCTATTGTTAGTGATCTATATGATTCTCCCGTAGAAGTAGAATTATCAAATCTAAACGCTAGCGAAAGACTTAAAAAAGCGATTAGAGAAGAATTTAAAACAATCAAAGAAATCATGGACTTTGATAAAAAGTCTCATGAAATTTTTAGAAATTGGTATATTGATGGAAGACTTTATTATCTAAAAGTTATTGATGTAGATAACCCAGAAGAAGGTATTAAAGAACTTAGATATATTGATCCTCTAAAACTAAAACATATTAGAAAGGAAAAAAGAGAGCATAAAGGAGATCCAGGTCCTGCACTTAGAGGACCTTTAGCGAGAAATAATGCTAATATTGATTATCCAGAAATTGAAGAACATTATATTTACTCTCAAAGTCTTGGAGGTGCTCCTGGATTGAATCAAGCAAAGCAATCTATTATGATTGCAAAAGATTCAATTGCACATGTAACCTCTGGTTTAGTTGATAGAAATAAAAATACGGTGCTTTCTTATTTGCACAAGGGTATCAAATCCCTTAATCAACTAAGAATGATTGAAGATTCTCTGGTCATTTACAGACTTTCGAGAGCACCAGAGCGTAGAATTTTCTACATTGACGTTGGCAATCTTCCTAAGGTAAAAGCAGAGCAATACCTTAAGGACGTTATGATGCGTTATCGTAACAAGCAAGTTTACGATGCAAACACGGGAGAAATCCGTGATGATCGTAAATTCATGTCTATGATGGAAGATTTCTGGTTGCCCAGAAGAGAAGGTGGTCGCGGTACTGAGATCACCACCCTACCTGGCGGTCAGAATCTGGGAGAACTCTCAGATATCGAATACTTCCAAAAGAAACTATACAGATCTCTTTCCGTTCCCGAAACCAGAATGCCTGGTGGCGGAGATGGATTTAATCTCGGCAGATCTTCAGAAATTCTAAGAGATGAACTGAACTTTGCTAAGTTTGTAGGAAGACTTAGAAAGAGATTTGCAAATCTTTTCAATGATATTCTGAAGACTCAACTAATTCTCAAAAATATCATTGCTCCTGAAGATTGGGAGAAGATTAGCGATCATATTCAATATGATTTCCTATACGACAATCAATTTGCAGAACTGAAAGAAGCAGAGCTACTCCAAAACAGATTGGGTATTCTTGCAACTATCGAACCATACATCGGTAAGTATTATTCTACCGAATATGTAAGAAAGAAAGTTCTACGTCAAACTGATTCGGAAATCATTGAGATTGATGAGCAAATTGAGGATGAAATTGAAAAAGGAATTATTCCTGATCCATCATCTGTAGATCCAATTACGGGAGAACCTTTACCTCCCGAAGGTGGTGATGCAATTGCTGGGGAGGGAGGAGAAGTTCCTATCGATCCCGCTGCAATGGAAGCAGATCCAGAAGAAACAGCAGTTTTACCAGAACCCAAAGGCGGTAAGATATAGCTAGATTATAAATAATTGATATCAATATATCAATTTACATGGAAAACGTTGTTAATGCAATTGCAACGGGTGCGAAAGCATCCGAAATTGCGGATGAAATTTCAAATGCACTGATGGCAAAAGCTGCCGAAAGGATTGAAGCATTGCGTCCTAAAGTCGCTGCTTCAATGTTTGATCAGTCCCCCGAATCTGAAGAAGATATTGAAGGAGAAGAAGGAGAACTCTGATGGCAAGAACTTTATTGCTAGGTGCTGAAGCAGCACTTCCCACAACTACTGGAACTGCAACAAGTTTTTCGGAAGCTTCATCTGTGCGTTTGGTTAATAATTCATCAACCGCGTATGGTGTAATTGTAGTTGAGACTCAAGGCGGAACAGTTATTGGTTCAATGACCATGCCTGGAAATTCCGTTGAAATTCTCGAAAAACAATATACTCATTGCATTTATGCACAGAATGCCGCTGTTCTTGGCGCAAAAGTAGGTTTTACTGGATAATCAAATGAAACTCATCACCGAAGAAATTTCAAACGTAAAAATCATTACCGAAGGCAAAGGCGCAGGTAAGAAGTTATACATTGAAGGTGTATTCCTCCAAGGCGAAATCAAAAATCGCAATGGAAGAATGTATCCAATGGATACTCTTGCTAGAGAAGTTACTCGTTATAACGAGCAATTTGTTTCTAAGGGTCGTGCTCTAGGAGAACTTGGTCATCCAGATGGTCCAACCGTTAACCTCGATCGTGTCTCCCACAAAATTACGTCTCTCGTCCAAGAGGGAAATAATTTCAAAGGTAAGGCACAAATCCTAGAGACTCCAATGGGCAAAATTGCCAAGTCTCTTCTCGATGAAGGTGTAATGCTTGGTGTTTCTTCTCGTGGTGTTGGTTCACTTAAGATGACCAATGAGGGTCATAAAATTGTTGGCGAAGATTTCATGTTAGCAACTGCTGCTGATATCGTCGCTGATCCTTCTGCTCCTGATGCTTTTGTTCAGGGAATTATGGAAGGAAAAGAGTGGGTTTGGGAAGGAGGAATCCT